GTGGCTTCTACTAACTCTTTGTTAAGAGAAAGAAGTTGACCTGGAGTCACAACAAGAACTGGTTGAATCATTGGTGCCTGAGCATCATACATTCTTTTCATAACGCCAGCGACAGTATCCCATGTCAACTTTTGTCTTGTTCCTGTGTCGTCTCCATCAGTGTCGTTGTAATAAGCATTACCACCGTTAGCAACAGATGCTGCAGTATTGCTAGCATTTTTGTTTAACTGTAGATACTCATATAAACCACGCATCTCTCTTGTTCCATCACCAGGGGTTGTATTAGCACCGTCTGCGAATGTTCCGTTAAATGCGAACCATTCTACTTCTCTTGCTAACTTCTCAAGAGCTAAAGTTAATTGCTCTGAGAACTCATCAACAATTGGGTTACCACCAGCTAGACCTAATTTGTCAGCTGCTGTAACTGTTCCATCACCATCTGAAGAGTTAATAATATTTGCACTCAAATCAAATGGATTTTGATGTTGATAAGTAGCCATAGCGGTATAAGTCATCTTCACACCTTTGTGGAAAATCTGAGTAACACCTGTAAATGCAACTCTGTCTCTACCTAAGTATTCTGAAGGGCCATCGCCTTCTTTAACTTTTGTAGGTTCAGATGAAATTGTTGCACTATCAGCTACCTGAATTTGCCAGAAAGTTGATTGTAATACTTTACCACCATTTAAACCACCGATTGCGGAAAGGAAAGGAGTCCTTTGACCACCAACACGAAATAATTCACCAGCAAAGTTATTAACATTTTGCGAGTAAATTGCGTTACCTGTCAAGCTTATGCTTGCCATTGTATACCTCCGTATTTAGTTGTTTAGCTTGTACTTAATTTATTTTGAAGAGTTCTTTTCGTTTTCCATCAGAGTAAGTTTTGCTGTAATAGCATCTTTAGTGCTACCTTTTGCAATGATATTCTGTAGTTTGTCTAGAACATCTCCTGGTACGTCACTTTGTGAATTTGCGTCAAGTGCTGCAACTCTAGCTCTAGCATCGTCCTGTACAGGTTGTTCCTCAACAGGGGGTGTGACTTCCTCTTGTGCCACATTGCCTGACTCGTAACCATACTCGGCTTTTGCAAAATCAGAGACTGCTTCTAAATTAGCTTCTCCGTCATACACTTGTTTTAGGGCTTTACCAAAACCTTTTGATGTTTCAAGACCCATCTGTTGGAATATTCCATCCATCTTCTCAGTCTTAAGAGCTTCTAATTCCGCTGTTAATTTAGCGTTCTCTTCACTCTTTCTATCAATAGCTTCTCGCATTGCTTTTGCTCCAGATTGCTCTGTTGCATCAAATTCGTCCATATCGTACCTCCTCACAGTGTTTACCTATCAGACTAAGCCTGTGGAACCTAGCCGTGGTGTCACCCTTCACACTTGACTTTCGGGCTGGGTAACTAATCCCTAAGTCCTTACTCTACGATTTTTATACAAGCTTTCTACGTAGGCTTTGAAAGCTGATTGCAGGTCATTAAGCGGACCACGCAACGCTAATTCTATTATACACTAATCTGATATAAGTCCAGTAACTTTGTCATCTTTTTTAGTAGCCCCAAATGTTGCACCTTGTGTAGACTCTAATTCAGCTTGTATACGTCTAAGTGTTTTTTGTGCTGATGTGTCACCTACTGCTGCTGATTCTAATGTAGATATATCTAAGTCTCTACCTACTTGTTTAGCTGCACCAATAAAGTCTCCTGCACCTTCGTATAAACCTTTAGCTGATTCTTGTGTTAATCCCATAGTCTTTAATTCCTGGAACCTAGCAAAACTAGTACTAAATCCACGAGATGTAGCTTCTGCTTGCAATTGCAATGTAGCTATATCTCCTGCTAATACTTTGTCTTGTATCTTAGGATTAATTAATGCAGCAAATACTGTTCCTGTATTAATAGGTAAATTATATCTTTCTCTAAATAGATTCTCTACTTCAGGTATTTGTTCTTTAACTCCTCCATAAACAATATCTATTCTATCTTGAAACTCTTGTGCAGATACAGGGTCACCTGTTTCGTGTCCAGATAACATAGTATTAAAATCATCTTCAAAGTCTGTATAATCAAATATACCTACCTCTGCAAGTGTTTCTTTATAAGAAGCTTTAGTTGATAAAGCAGACATTTCATCCATAACCATAGTTCCATCATCACGCATTAAGAAACCAAATTCATCTTTCCATGGTTTACTTTGTCTTGTTTGTGCTAAAGCTATAGTTTCACTACCACTACTTACCCAGGCATCTGCATAAGCATCAAGTACACCTTGAGGCATAAAACTATATAATGCTTGTGCAAGTTCTAATCCTCCTGCAGTTGTACGTCCATCATTAGGGTCTTCAGCTGGTAATGTACCACCACCTTGCGGAGTTAAACTCCATCCATCTTCGTTAAGTCTTCTATCTAATTCAGAACCTGTTGTTTCTTCACCTTTTCTTCTATATCTTTGAGCTGTGCTTGTAGCACCCGATGAATGGTATATTGTTACTTGTTCTCCTGCATCTCCTGCTTCTGAATCTATAAATTCTGCCATAATTAACCTCTAAAACTTTGTCCTCTCACTATGTTACTTCCAAAAGCAGACATCATAGATAAAGTTAAATCTTGTTTAGTCTTCTTATATCCACGCTCTACACCTGTTTTTCTAAGATACTCTTCTTCTTGACCTTTATCATTCATCTTTATAATTGTATCTAATACAGCATCATCACTACTTAAATCAACACCAAGTATATTTTTAGCTGATTGTGTTTTAGCACCTACTATTGTAGACCATGCTATATCTTCATCATACATATCATAGAACTTGAATCTATGTTTTTGTAGTCTATTAATTAAATCTCCTCTAGCAAGAGAGTTATTTCTAATATTGCCAGCTTCTTCTGCTTTATCAAAATAAATATGTAAATGTTCTGGTAACCATTTATCTAATAAATCTTGTACATCTTCTTCACCAGTTTTTGTACCTTCAACAGTAATTCCTTCTAATGCATTAAGTACACCTGTATCTAAAGTTATATTTGCATAACTATCATAGATACCATTGATTTGTGTAATTGCTTCTTCAGCTGTAAACCAACCTCTATTTGTTTGAGTAGCTAAATAATCAAGAACTGTTTCTGGAATCTCTTGTCCATAAGATGTTAAAGCTGTTCTTTTAAATAAATCATAATAATTTTGATAATTCTTTTCCCATTGTAAACTATCTGTAAACTCTAATCTTTCAGAATCTATCATTGATTGGGTATAACCCAAGTCTCTTAATATATCTCCATATGCATCAAGTGCTACTACATTAGTAAGAGCTGTTGCCATATCTCCACCATTAGCAATTAACTCAGCAGTTAATAAACCAACATATCTATCGTCATTTAAGAGAGTAGAAGTTATTCTATTACGACTTCTATTTATAGACTCTACAAAATTCCTAGCTATCCCAGCAGCATCTGAACCTTCTGGCATATCTACTATTTCTATAGGTACACTTACAACAGTACCTTCTCCAAATCCACTATTAAAATTATCTAAAGATAAATCTGGTCTTATTCCGTTATTCTCTCTAGCTTCTGCTTCTTCTGCATCTGTATGCTTTGCATCTTCTCCTCTATTAGGTGTATTAGATATATCAGATAATACATAGTCATCAGGTAAGTCAATAATATATACCATCTCACCTAAATCTACTGCTAGTTTATATCCCTCACCAGTAACATAAATAATCTCATATCCTTCATAATCTCCTTCAAATTGAAATTGAGGAACTTCAATGTCTTCAATAGCTATTTCACCATCTATTAAAGGTTGATTTTCTCCGTTACTCATTTTCTAAATCCTTTTACTAAATTTCCTATCCAATCTGTAGCTACAGCTGCTTGTGGAAACATTTCTTTCCAACCTTCAAATGCTGGATATTTTTTTAGTAACCATTCGTCTAACCAATATGAAGGCATAGTTTTCATTACACTTTGCATCATTCCACTACCAACTGCTGCTGCATTTTCTATCATATCTAATTCTACATTCTCTAAACGTTTTTCTAATTCTTTTTCATTACCTAATAATAAATTAGATTGTACTCCTTGAAGAGTACCCATTGCACCTGCACCTGCACCTATTGCTCCTGCAGCTAAAGATAAAGCAAACATAGTTAATTCATATCTTACTAACTTTCCAGCTATTGCTGCAGCTTTTGGATTACCAGCCATTCTTAATGCAGATTCTACCATCTGTTCTGCAGGTACTATTATCCAACCAGGAGCATTACTAACTACTTCAGATACTATTTTTTTAGATATAGTTTTTTCTAATACTTCATCAGAAGCTAATGTAACATTTTTATAATCATCAATTTGGTTTGAAAAATCTTCTACTACTAAATCTTGAGCTTTGGGATTTCCTGCTAAAGCTTGATTTTCTACTTGTATATCATATTCTAATGGTTGAGCTACTTCTTGAAACTCTAATAAATTTTCTAAATCATTAGGGTCTACCTTAGCTACTATCTCTTGAAACTTATTCTCCATCATTGCATTCAGAAGTATGTCAGGATTCTTTTTAAAATCTCCTGCTCTAAATTTATACCAATCCCCTTTACCTTCAGGATTAAAATCATCTGGGTCTAATGTATCTACCATTACCTACCAAACATATAAGTTATTAAATCATTCTGCATTTTTCTAACTTGTCTTCCCTGCTCTACAGCATCAATCTGTTTACCATACTCTTCTTCTAACTGACCTTCCATAATTTCTTGTGGAGTAGGAGTTGAGAATACTGATAAATCTATAACATTAATTCCTGGATATTCTTTTTGAAGAGCTTTTCTATCTTCTTCAAGTTCTAAATATTCAGGTTGGCTTACCATAAAATTAAAGTCTGCTTTCTTTTGTGCTTGAGAAGCTGCTATTGCTCCAGCGGTAGAATAGCTTTGAGCAAACTTTGTAGACCACATATCAAGTTCTTCATCTGTTGCTTTTCTTCCTAACTTAGCTTCAAAATAAACATCTACCATATCTTTTAATGCATTTTCAGTAGGAGGTATATAATCTTCAGCTATTTGTTTTGCAAGTTCTGCTTCTTCAATTTCATCTATAACTGAAACATCTTTAGCCATTTCAGTTAATGCATAATTAAAAAGATTTCTATGATAATTAAAGTCATCGTAAAGCCTCTGTGATTCACTAAAGAATGTTGGCTTATCTCCAAACTCTGCTTGTATAGCATCATATGTTTCAGTACCTTTAACAACGTATTGATTTTCATCTAACCAATTCATTACATACTTTATTGATGAACGTAACTTAGCACTTGATTCTCCATAACTTTCAGCAAAGTAATTATCAGGAACAATATTATTGTTAGTTAGATAATCTTGAAATCTTCTTATCTCATCAAAGCTAGCGTTACTATCTAAGATATCTTCTATCTTAACTCCACCCCAGTGACCAGAGAAAGGCATCATAGCATGCTTTCCTTTGACTATTACTGGTACACCTTCATCTGTATATGCTGGTCTTATTATGTTTTCGCCAGACATTAAGTTTAGATAAGATAATGCCTGAGCAGTTGCAAATGCATTATCCGCTTCATCACCTGGTAATGTAGCTTGCCATTCAAGTATCTTTTCTTCAGTAGGATTAAATCCCCATATCTGAACAAATGTATCGTAGTATTCTGGCTCTATACCATAAGTATCTAAATCTTGATATAGTTTACTATCTTCTAGAGTAGGTCTTTGACTGATAGATTGTGGTGTTTGTGATTCAACTTCTAAATCTCTTGTACTTGTTGTGATACTTTCTATATCTTTAGATGTTATCTGAATCTCTTCATCATTACCTGAGTCATCTGTAACATTTTCATTCCACCAATCAGATAATTCTTCACCGGTTCCTTCCCAACTATTATAATCAAGAAATGTACCTTCCCAGAGTTCTTTTTCTTTAGCTCCAGGTCCAAATCTCCAGTAATTTATAAATAGCATCCACTTTTCTTCTCGGGTTAATCCTGTTAAGGTACCTTCTTTTTCTTTAAAAAATTTATCCCAAAGTTCTTTCATAATTATCTTTCTGGAAAGTATTCTAGTATTTCCTGGTCATCTCTATATAACTTTAACATAACACCTGTCCATACAGGCCAGAAATCAGGATACTTTTCAATTACTTTATTTCCTTCATTATATACATAGATACGTAAAGCTTTAGCTCTAGCATCCTCTGATGATAACCACCAATCAGGATTGTTAGACCTAGAATAATTTTTAGATAATTGTGATGCTAAGTCCCAAGCTACCATTATTTCTTGGAAACCTTTACCAGCATCTAATCCTAAAATTGCAGGATTAATTAACCATTCTTCTTTCATCTCGTCAAAGATATCTTGTGTTGATGGTGGATTAGCCATACCATATTCTTCTGATTGGAATCCAGGTAGATTTAATTTAAGTTCATTTCTATAACTTCTATTAATTATTGTTTTCTGTGTAGATGATAATGTTTCTAAATCATCTATTTTTTGAGTAAATCTTTTATATCTAAAGAATCCAATAGTATCATTTACACTTCTTCTATATTGGTCAGGACTTAAAGAACTCTTATATTTAATTAACTCATCATAACTTTTCTCTTCATAAGGGTTATCAATATTTAAGTAATATCCACTAACCTCTAAGTTACTAAATATCTCAGGATTATTCTTTTGAAATTCTTGTACTCTTAAACTTGCAGGTTTCTTACCTACTTCAGATGATGACCTAGGACTTAACAAGTAAGGATGTTCTACACCATATAGCTCAAGGAACTCATTGTATGTTGCTACATCATTTTGATTATTCTTATCTTTAATTCTTACATACTCTTCATAAAGAACAGCTTGTCCCCATAAATGTCCTTGTTCATCTTCAATAAAGAACTCTGGTTTAAATCCTGTAGGACCGAATTGTTGATAAATAAATTCAAACATAAATAATGTACCAGATTTATCTTTAGCATATTCTAGATATGCATCTTCTAAGTCACCTTGATTTAAAGAAGCTCTATTCTTATTAGGATATAACTTATTAATATATTCATCTAATACACCTTTTTCATAAAGACGTTTAGGTTCTCCAGCACCAACACCCCATCTCCATAACTCAATTGTCTTAGCAGCTCTCATTCTTTCTATCTCTCTATTGTTATCTGTTAATACTTCAAATTTTTCAGGATTTATAAGTGCTGCTCCTAGTTTTTTCCATACAGGAGAAAATTGAAATACTTTTCTAAATTTTTCTGGTGGTGGGAAATCTCCAAATACAAACTTCTCAACTTCGTTAGCCCAACCGTATTTAAGACCTAATTTAGTTGTAGCATTTTCAACTTTAGGTAATAGTCTATCTAATCCAAAAGCAACGAAAGAGTTAGGTCCTGGTACAAATCCTTGACCTAATAAGTTAATACCTTGTAGCTGACCTCTAGGTGACATTTGTACTCTTCTATCATCTCCATCACTAATTAACTCATCATCAAAAATAACATTCGACATATAGCCACCGAATGGATAAACAAAGACATCTCTTTCTGGATTCCTAGGGTCAGGAGATATCCATCCATCATCAGAACTATTACCCATAGTATTAGCTGCTGTTGCACCTCTAAGACCTACATGTCCTTTTCTTAATACATATGGATTCTCTCCAAATAACTGTCCCCAAGTTTGGAATACCTCGAACCATACCTCAACGAAAGGAAATATATTAACTAACTTATCTGATATTGTATGTCTTTTTCTTGTATCATAAAGTAATTCTTTAACACCAGCTAGTGCATAAGCTTTACTTTCTGTATTCATTACTTCGTAATCAGATATCTTTCCAGGTTTCCATAACTTATTTAATCCTTCTAATTCATCTATTACAGCTTTAGGAATAGCAGCATCTTTTGCTTCTTTAATAAACTTACTTCTTAATCCTTTATCAAAATCTTTAAATCTATCTTGAAGATATATCCATCTAAATTGTTTAAATGTTGTAGACCTATTTAATATACCTATTGGTTTAGTCATTAAGTTATCAAATACTGTTTGATAAAACCATTCCATCAAATCTTCTACTTGTCCAAGAGTATTTTTATCAGCATCATCTACTACTTTTTTAGTAACAGTTAAAACACCAGGGTCAATACCTTCACCTTTTTTATAGTATTTTTCTATCTGTTTTAAGATTTTACCTTTTTTAAATCCTTTCCGAAATTTATCTTCATAACTAAAGAACTCAACCATATCATCAGCTTTAGTACCATCAGTTCCAAACTTAGCTAATTCTCCATCACCTATCATTTTACGTATTTGTGCATTACCTGTTTTAGATTCAGGTCTTAGACTATAAGTATACTTACCTGTCTTAGCATTAACGATTGCATCTTTAGCTCTATCAAAATCTCCACCAGATATTATTCTTATTCTTGATTCTAAATACTGTAAATGTTGGTCTAATGCTCTAGATGTTTCATCAATAAAGTCTGCAGCATCTGCACCTTTGTATCTGATAAATTGTAATCTAGCTTCTTTACCAGCATCTGATGCAATCCATTTAGCTAGTTCATCTGTTCCATATCCATGTTTAGCTACAGCTGCTGCTATAGGGTCATTTCTTAATTGTCTTAATTCATGGTAAGCACCTATAGTAATTTCATCTTGTTTCATCTCACCAGTTCTTTTACCTAAGTATTCTAAGTATTTATTTTTACGTATATTAGCTCCACCTGCCATATCACCAACTCTAAATGTTTTTTGCATAGCTTCTATTACTTCCTCTTGCATTAAGAAATCAACAGCATCTTCATTGTATTTAGCTGTTTTAACATGAGGTAACTTAGAAAGCATCTTACCTGCTTTAGAGTTTGGATTATGAGCAAATACCCATTGCATAAATTCCCAAGGTTTTGTATAAATACTAGACAATCCTTTAACAGCTATACGAGCTTGCTCTTCCATAAATACACGAGTAAAGAAAGCAACTCTAGTAAGAACAAAAGGTTTAAATATATTTCTGGTATAAAAACTCATTAGATTATTCACAAAAGTACTCTCTAATCTTTTAACATTCATAATTCCATCATCAAATGGATTAGGAGTAATTTCGTCAACGTTCTTAGACCACTTAGTATGTTGTGTTTTATATTTTAAAAATTGTTTAGCATCAGTTAAAGGACTAGCTTTAATATATTTTCCTTCAGGATAAGCTTTATATAGAGGTTTTACAGCTCTATCAATTAATCTATAATCTAGTAACGGTGCAATATTATCCTGCATTTCACTAAATAAAGAACCTGTCATTGTTTGTATTAACTTCCCATCAGCTGCAGCTTCACCAAATTCATTAAGTTCGTAACCTTTATAATTGCTACCTATGTTTGGAAGAATATTATTATCTGCATCAGTAGCATATATCTTCATTTTCTTTTGTCCCTCGAACATTTGTTCTACATAATCTGCTACATATTCCCAGTTTCCTCCTTTAGCTCTAACTAACTTCATATCTCTAGATGCTTGTTTATAAGCAAAATCTCTATATTTAGTTTTATGCATAGGGTCTATATCTAAATATTCTTTAAGTATTTTGCTTGCAGTAGTTGAATCATATCCATTAATTTGTAAGTGAGCAGATAACTGTTTATATCCAACTTGTAAGTTATTTAAAGGTATTCCCATATCTGGAACTACACCTAATAATTTTCTATAGTATGGATTATAAGATGAATTAAAGTTAGAACTAAATCCTAGAAACTTTTCAAATTCTGGAACTCCTGCATTCTTAACTGTTTCAATAACATATGCTGGAGATATCTCTTCTATCTTAGATACTTTACCTACAGTATCACCTAGAGCATCCATAGTATCAATTATTTCATTACCTTCTTCAATTAACTTATAAGGGTCTTTATTTCTACGTACTAAAGGAAATACAGATTCTCTAACTCTTCTAGCTTTTTGACCAGCCCAACTACCGAATGTTCTAAATGAAGCATTTGGTTTAACTCCTGTAGTTTGTAGTAATCTATTAAATGTTAATGAACCAGTCTTAGGTAACATCTTTCCTGGTAATGTATAAGGTACTTTCTGTCCAGCATCATTCATAATTGAGAATCCAGATGAACTAATCATATCATCAAACATTTTCTGAACTTTCATCCAATCAGTCTCTTCTGCTATAGCTAACTGTATCTGTGCAGGCATATTTCTTGTAACTGTATTATTAGAGATATGATGTAAATCATCAATATCTGATTTAGCTAAAGCTTTAAAGAACTCTACATTTGTAGGTTGATTAAGAATCTCATCTTTAGTTGCTTGAAAGAATCTAGGTACTCTACCAAATAAAGCATTATCTCTTCTAAGTTTCCTTAATGCTTTTCTTGTACCTGATTTATCTTTCCAAATAAACTTATTAGTTAATAACTGTCCAGATGAATCCATTAAGTCATCAAATTTACCTGAACCTGTAGCTCCATCTATTCTTGGTCCTACTTCATCTAAAATATTATCAGCTAATTTTCTAGGATTCATTGATATAGCTTTCTTACTAAATGCAGTTCCTCTAACTAATCTTCCTTGGTCTACCAAATCCATAGCTGAATTAACACCTCTTAAACCTTTATTAAGATTTTTAGCTCCTTTTACAAAATTACCTGTAATTATATCTGGAACTATTTGATGAGCAGCATCTGCTAATCCAGATAATGTATTAAAAGCTTTAGTACCTGGTTCAAATATTTCTGCTGCAGATACTTTACCTGGAGAGTATTCCATAAGAATATCTTTATCAGCCCAGTCTGGTCTGAAGTAATCTTGTTCTACTGTATTCCAAAAGTATCTTTGTTGATGTCTACCAGCAAAGAAGTTAACTTTATTTGGATTGTATGCAGATGTATAATGAATCTCACCATTTTCATCAAAATCTTTAATTGGACTACCTATATGTTTATAAATAAAGTCTCTTGCTTCATCTCCACTCATACCATATTTGTTAGTTAATTCTACATAGTAAGGTGTTTTTTCTGCTTTAACAGATTCTAATGTAATCTTTGTAGCTCTATCAAAGTTTAATGGTTCACCTCTCCATACTTGTCTAAGCATATTAGCAAGTACTGGTTCTCCACCCATTCTGTGAGCTTCACTAATCATATCTATTTGTTGTTGTAGTGATTCAAAAGTACTTAGTTCTTCTCCTAAGTTAGATATCTTTGTTCCACTTAAATCAATTGATAGTTTCTTTTGTGCTTGTTTACTTGTATAACCATCTTTAAGTAATTTATTATATTGTCTTAAATCTCTTAGATATGCTACAGACCTACCTACTTGCATAGGTTGTCCTGGTGTTAATGCATTAGCTGCTAATGAACCTAATGACCATTTACCTGAGCCACCTGGTCCAAATGTTTGAAAGAATGCATCTAATGCAGCAAATCCCCATACACCATATTGAACATCTCCTGGTTTAGCACCACCTGGGAAGAGACCTGCAGTAAATAAGTCACCTATACTCATTTTCATATTGTCTTCTAGGTGGTCATATTGAAATGTATTTTGTAATTCTTTCCAGATTTTTGCTTCATTATAAACTCTATTAGTACTTGAAGCTTGATTAATTTCTTTGACTGCCTCATATTCAGGAGGTACACCTAACATAGATAAACCTACAGCTGTAGCTGCATCTAGTTCTGGATGTTTTTCTCCATAAACATTTAATCTATCAATTACTTCTTCTGGGCTAGGTGCTAATAAATTCTTATATTGGTCAGCTTGGGCAGCTTGTCTTCTAGCTGAATTTAGTACATCATAGTACTCGTTCCTATCATAGAGCAGAAAGCCCATTAAGCGTTCCTGTTATTTATTAACTCTATTATTGAAGGGTGTGGATTGATTTGATATAAAGCTTGTAAGATTACATCTGTATTATCAGGCATAACTGTACTAGGTCCAGCACCTGGTCCTATTGGTACACCTTGAGTTGCAGGTTCCCCTGGTCTTTCAGTAGGTGCAAAGACATTTGGTGTAGTAGCTTCTCCTGCTACTGGAAGTGGAGCTGCCTGCTGTTGTTCAACAAAGGCCTTATTTGCACCGTAATCGGCGTCAGGAAGCCTTCTAAGGGGTTGTTTAGCATTTCCTGGCCCTCCGTCCGTCCTATTCCTATCTTGAGTAGCAACAGGAGCAGGATTACTAGGTTGTCTATATCCTCCTCTAGAACGGTTCTTGGCCATTGTAAAATTCCTTTGTAATGAGAATTATGATTCCTCTTTGAGGTGTAATAATCTCTGTAATATTATCTGTCATTAAATCTTCTGCAGCACCATACTCTTGATAAATGATATCCCAGAACTCTGATTCTAAATAATCATCCATACTAAGCTCCAAATGCTTGTGCCACTGTTGGTACATTTTGTCCTCCACCTTGTTGCATCATTTGTTGTTGAATCATTGCTTCCTCCTCAGGAGTCATTTGAGGTTCTTGTGGAGTATAAAACTGTCTCATTATCTCTGTAATCTCATTTGGGAACTCATAAATAGCAATAGCTGCCATTGTTGCTGCTGGGTCTCCTTGTGCAGACCTAGCAAGTATAGAATCAAATAAGACTGATTCAGCTTTATTCTTCCTAATCCTCTCTTGAACTTTAGCTATATTCTCTAGACCATCAATATTGTCTTGTAGAGTTTCTACGTCTATAACACCTGCTTGCAATAATTGCAAACCAGTAACAATCTTTTGTGGTTCATCGAATCCAGCCATAACACCATAGATACGTCTTGTAGTGAAATTACCCCCTATATCTTTAAGAGGTTGATAATTCTCACTAAAAGCTGCACCTGCGTAATAACCTGCCATAGGTTTTTTTGACACACCTTGTGTGTAAGATAGAACTACATCTAGTTCTAATCTCTTAGCATCCATTTCAATTAGACCATGTTTAATGATTTCTCTATATTCATTAATCATTAATGACATAGTGCTATTTAATTCTGATAGACCAGCACCCGTAACAAAAGAGTTAGGAGATTGAGAGTCATCAGTAACTGGATAACCACCTACCATACGTAATTGTCTTTCCAATCTATCTATTTGTTGGAACAATTGATATGGTATGTTGTTCTGTGGTTTAGAAACTTGTGTACCAGGAGCAAGATAATTTACCGCAAATCTGCCTTTTCTGTATTGTCCGGATTCTATCTCTCCTGATATGTTAGTTTCTGTAAACACAGAATCTTCCATAGCTATTGCTGACATGATGTTAATCTTCGCCATCATAGCCATCAAACCTATAACATGGTCGTACTGTCCTTTGAGTGCATCAAATGACATCTTCTTAACAAATACAAATGGTGGTGTAGATAATACATTAGGTATGAAATCTAATATCATTGTTTTCTCAGGGAAAACTACATATGTTCCACCTTGGTCATAGTATTCAATTATCTTTACACCTTGACTAGTGTTATCTTCCCAGTCAGAAGTATTGTTAGTATCAAATGTTCCAAAAGGATAAGCTGGTGCTGTTGAACCTTTGTTTGTTTCATCTTCATCTTTATTTAAAATCTGTTCTGCAAACTCTGGATAAATCTGTGCAAGTTTATATCTAGGTATTCTTCTTACTACAGCTAACTCTCTAGGTTGTTGGTCAGGTCCATAGTTTCCTGGGAATGTATCAAAAGGGTCTCTTAGTTCAGCAGAAGGATAAACAAATCCATTCTTATCTACTTTTGTTGACATTACCCAAGCAACGAAACCGTAACCAGGTAACCATCTAGCAGCTTGTGCTAATTGTAAATTTAAATTTTGTTTATCATCATAGTTAGTAACAATACGTTCTAACTTATCAGCCATCATCTTTGACCTAGTTGAATCATTTTCATTAGGTACATCAACTCTTACTTGAGGTATACCTGAAATCTTTTGAGCTAATCTATCTATTCCTGATTGAAGCATGTTAGGAGCTGGTAATAAATCAGCATCTGTTGTTTCCATTGTATTACCAAGTAATGCTTTAATACCATCAGGTCCACCATTTAAAATAGCTTTAATTCGAGCTTTAGAGATTTGTCTTTCTTGAACTCCTTTACCTGAAGTTAATACTCCTGCTGCTCTAATTATCTCTTGATAATCTTTTGCACCTAGATTTTCTATCCCCATGTTGGTTTATCCATCTCCGTTACCTTATAATCTCCATAACTAGGACTATAATCAAGTCCCATATCAGCAGAACGTTCTTTTTGCATTCTTCTAAATACTTTCATTGGAAACCATCCTGCCATTACAATATCTGTTTTCTCCTTGTTTCTTTTAGAAACAGGTTTTCCATCAAAGTATAACAGTTGTTGTCGATATTGTTGTACTTTAGCATTAGAAGCACCATCACCAGTAGGTAGATGAACTTTTTTATTTTCAAATAAATCTGCCATAGCTCCTACACCATATAGTGGGTCATGTTTATTTTTTCCAGTTAGGTGTCCTTGAACTTGTACACCTGAACGTAATGTAAATTCTTTTATTTTTTCATCTTGTCTAATAGCAGTTTGAAAACCATTTTCTTCTATTATCCAATGTCTACAATCGTACTTATGTAACCAATCAGACATCTGGTCTAAAGCTGCTCTCACTCCCCCACCACGTTTATTTTCTAAATCTACTAAATAAAGTTCAGCTCTATATACATCTATTCCCCATAATACAGATGCCTGGTATCCAGAAGATGCTGGGTCTAATCCAGCAACTAGATATAAATTCTGATAAACCTGTCCCATAACTATGTCAGGTCGCATACATTGGTCAATGATATTCATAGTAAATATTTGTGTACCTTCTACATATGCCTGGTTGTAATAAACCATTTCAAAGGTTTGTCTACCACCTGTAGATTCAGCTGAATGTAATCTTGATTGTAACCATTTAAAACTTCTCTTAGTAGGCCATAACATACAACTAATATGTTCTTCAACAATATGTTCTGGTACTGAGCAATCCATCTTATGTGCTGTTTCAACTATTGTTGTAAAGTTATCTGATTCTAAAAGATGATTATATAAATCATCAGGATGTTGTCTTGAACCTATAACAACTACAGCAGTATGTTCCTCTTTTCTTGAAGATAGAGTTGTAGTCCACCATTGTCTGGTAGATTCTCTTGCACCAGGTTGCATCGTAGTTTGATGGTCCTCAATGTCATCTGCAATAATTATGTCACAGTCTCTTGATAGAATCTTTCCACCCTTACCTACAGCAACCATTGTTGGAGACTTAATACCAGATACAGTTCTTGTACCTACAGTAAATTGATTCTGTGACCAATTCTTTCCTGACCTATTATCAGGTTTGAAAGATGCACCTGGAGGACAGTATGCTTCTCTTAATTCTATATTTGTATCTAAAACATCTAATACAGCAGATAGTGCGTTCTTTGCTATATCTTCGTTTCCACCTACCCACATTATTCTTGTGTTAGGGTTTTTGCATATTTGATATACAGCAAAGTGTATTAATAATTCTGTCTTTCCGTGTCTAGGGGGGCTTAAGATTAATAATTCTTTTCCATTCTCTATAGAATCAATAATATTATTTATCCAGTTCTCATGAAAATCTGCAGTTTCATAATGCTTACCTAGCTCGGTTCGGAAATATTTGTGTCGGAAGATAGAAAAATTTTCTAATGCACCCCTCGCTTCTTCTGTTAACTCCCAATCTTCTGCCGCTACTTCGTTTCTACTGTCTATCTTGTAGGCAGCGAGCATGCGAGATACAGTAGCTGAAGTGCAACCAAGGAGTGAAGCTGCTTTGGTTACTGTCATGTCGCCGTTCGCTACCTCTTCTGCTATTCCTTCACTTACAAAAGATGTATAGTATTGACCCCTACGTACACTTGCGTAGTCTCCATCATCTGAGTTTCTTTCTACATTGATTGGTTTAACAGCATCTTCTTTGTTGTAATACTTATCTCTGGCAAACTGTCGTTTCTGGCATGTAGGAGAACAAAATTTTCTTTGTTTGCCCTTTAATTTCTTCCTACAACCCTCTGCTATGCAGATTACATTTTTGGCAGTATCTACCATTATTTCACTATCTTTCGTTAGATGTTTGTATAGTGAGAATTATATGTTATAGTTCCATTAATTACAAACACTGAAATCAAGTATTTTGTTACAGGTAAAGGTGCAATCGGGATGCAGAAAGCTGCTCACTGAGGAATCAGTACACTAGAAAGACAAAGGCAGTACCCAAGGACAGTAAAAAGATTTCTTTTAAGCCTACAGTACTAATGCCCGTTACTGCCCAAAAAGACAGGGTTATTCAGAATATTACCAGTATATTTTTCTAGACATACGTACTATTAATAGACACCGTCGATTAACATATGGTAGTCAAAGGGCTACCACATGGAACATACAGAACATATATCCATATGAACTGTATCTAGAAAGTATCTTCCCTTCCGTATCTACGGAAGTCAGGAAAGATACTTACTATATACAGTTAAATATGAGGATATATAGTTCTTTAATGTACCTATGTTCTCATATGGATTCT